TTGAGAATACTGTCAAGGTTGTCAAAGATACTGATAGCATATGTGCGATGGGGCACCTTGAACTTAACGGATTCAGAGCGCATCGTGGACACGTCATGGAAGATGGTATGGCGTGCGACTTATTTGAAAAGTTCGACAAAGTGTTTTCAGGACACTACCATACACGGTCAGACAACGGAAAAATCTTCTACCTAGGAAATCCTTATGAGATGTTCTGGAATGATGTAAATGATCCTCGGGGATTTACAATCTTTGATACTGAGACTTTAGAGTTTGAGTATAATGATAATCCCTATAAACTCTTTTATAACATCTATTACGAAGATACTCCATATCAAACTTTTGATACTCGTGAATATGAAGGTAAGATTGTAAAGGTTATCGTTAGGAAGAAAACCGAACCAAAGAAATTTGAAAAGTTTATAGATAAGTTATATTCCTGTGGTATTCAAGATTTAAAGATTGTTGAAAATTTTTCTATTCAAGAAAATGAAGATTTTGAAGTTGATGAAAGTGAAAACACAATCTCTATCTTAAATCGTTATATTGATGAAGCAGAATTTGATTGTGATAAAACAATTATTAAGGGAATACTTCAAAAAGTCTATTCACAAGCTTGCCAGGTAGAGTAATGTTTCTTCTGACTCTCAGAGATAACAAAGATGAGGGCGCATATGCCGTTCAAAATCGTTACGGTGAGAAAGTTCTTTTTCTCTTTGAGGATGAAGATGATGCAGAACGTTATGCAATGCACTTGCACGAAGATGAAGAAGCAGAAATGGATGTCGTAGAAGTTGATGATGCACTTGCAATTATTACCTGTAAACGCTATAATTACAAGTATGCGGTCGTCACGCAGAATGATATTGTAATCCCTCCAAAATTAGATGATAACCTTCCAGAAGATTAGATGGAAAAACTTTTTGTCAACTGGCAATCAGTTTACTGAGGTTAACTTTCAACAAAGTAATACAAATCTAATTATTGGAACTAATGGTGCCGGAAAATCCACAATGCTGGATGCACTGACTTTTGTTCTGTTTAATAAACCGTTTCGTAAAATCAATAAACCTCAATTAATTAATACCACAAATGAGCGCGATTGTTTAGTTGAGATTGAGTTTGAAATTAATACTCGAAAGTATCTTGTTAGACGTGGAATCAAACCCAACGTATTTGATATTGTTGTAAATGGAGTTGAGTTGCATCGCGAAGCAGATGATCGTGCAATGCAACGTATTCTGGAAGAGAATATTCTGAAAGTGAATTATAAATCATTTACTCAAATTGTAATTTTGGGTAGCAGTACATTTGTGCCTTTTATGCAACTGACTTGTGTAAATCGGCGTGAAGTTATTGAAGATCTTTTAGATATTCGTATCTTTTCTTTAATGAATAGTCTCCTCAAAGACAAGATTCGTACTCACAAGGATCAAGTAAAATCTTTTGATTTGAAGAAGGAAAATCTCAAAGATAAGATGAAGATGCAACAGAACTTTATAGATGAGTTGGAAAATCGTGGTAAGCAGAATATTGATAACAATAAATCTAAGATTACAAAACTTATGGAAGAAGTTGATGGATATATGTTGGAGAATGTAAAACTTGAAGAAGATGTACATAAGTTTACTAAAGATCAAGAAGATGTAACAGGAGCAAGACAAAAGTTGGCGAAACTAAACACACTTCGCGGAAAACTGTCTGCAAAAGTATCTGCTATTACTAAAGAACACAAATTCTTTATGGAGAATACGGTATGCCCCACTTGTACTCAAGATATTAAAGAGTCATTCCGGTTAAATAAAATTGATGACGTTCAAAATACGGCAAAGGAACTAAAGGAAGGTTTCAACGAGTTGGAATCGACCATTAAGTTTGAACAAGAAAGAGAACGTCAATTTAACACACTTTCACAGGAGATTGTAAATCTAACGCATGGCATTTCTCAGAACAATACTCGGGTTAACGGAAATCAACGACAAATCCGAGATCTTGAACATGAAATTCAAACGATTACCGAGAACCTTGCAAACCGAAATACTGAAAATGAAAAGTTAGACGAATTTAAGTCCAATCTCCAACAGACAATTGAATACTTATCAGACAAAAAACAAGAAATTGTTTATCACGATTTCGCCTACTCCTTACTCAAGGACGACGGTGTAAAAACGAAGATTATTAAAAAGTATCTTCCATTCATTAACCAGCAGGTTAATCGATATCTTCAGATGATGGATTTTTATATCAATTTCTATCTTGATGAAGAATTTAAAGAAACTGTGAAGTCTCCTATCCACGAAGACTTTTCTTACAGTTCTTTTAGTGAGGGTGAAAAGATGAGAATAGACCTTGCCCTACTCTTCACCTGGCGTGAGGTAGCGCGTCTCAAAAACTCTGTAAACACCAACCTGCTGATTATGGATGAGGTTTTTGATAGTTCACTAGACGGATTTGGAACTGATGAGTTTCTAAAAATTATCCGTTATGTTATCAAAGACGCCAACATTTTTGTCATCTCTCATAAACAAGATATGCGTGACAAATTTGAAAGTGTCATAATGTTTGATAAAGTTAAAGGATTTTCTCGTAGAGTATCTTCAGACAAGGAGGAGTAATGAACGTCCCAAACTGGAAGCATCATTCTAAAAAAGAGCAGAAACAGACTCTTAAACCCCAAGCAATGCGTGATAGAAGAGCAGCATTGCAAGCATTTAAGAAGAAGCACAAGAACCGTCCCGATAAGGCGGTTTCGTCGTATTATGAGACAATTAGATTGATAAATACCTAAAAAGTATTTGTATAGATGGACAACTTTTACGAAGAAGTATATCAATATCTTATCAATGAGGGTATTGAGGAAGAAGAAGCAACTGTAGTTGTTAATCATCTATATGAAGCAAATGTTCATGAATATGGATTGATTACCGAAAACCGAGGTAAGGCAGTTTTGAATCTGCTCAGAACAGTCGGAATGATGTCTGGCATTTTAAAAAATCCTGCTGCTAAGAAAGCAGTAAAAGCAACTACTCAGAAAATTACTGGCACTCCTCTTCAAGGAAATCTTCTCACCAAAACGGGTAAGGCACAAAACTTTACTGGTGGAAGAACACCATTTACTGGCACCAGTCCAGTTCCTGCTGCAAGCTCTGCTTTACCAAAACCAAAAGTACCTGCCGCACAATCACCAGGACAGATGCAGATTCCTGGAACTTCTGCTAGAGCACAGGAGTTGAGAAATGTAACCAGAAATCCCAACACTGGATTGTCTGGGGGTGGCAACACTGGTCTTACAATGTCTGGTGGTAAGGCATCTCAGAGAAGTATGCCGACGTTAAAAGCACAACCACGAAGAGTTGCGCCTAAGGTTGATGGACCTTCCGCATTAACCATCACGAAGGGTGATAAGACTGTTTACAGCATTCCTAAAAAAGATGTTCTCTCCCCTTCTCAGATGAAGGCACAGAGAGTTGTTGATAAGATGAAAGCTCTTAAAATTGCTGGTGGTGTTGGTGTAGTTGGTGGCACTGCTGCACTTGTTGATAAGGCTAACACTGATAGTGCTGCACGACGTGCAGAAAGAGAACTGCAAAAAGATAATAAACTTGCTCAACAAAAGGCAGAAACTAAAGCAGCATCTAAATCAAAACCAGAACCAACTGGTGAACGATCTGCTAAAGCAAATGTGGAGAAGCAAGAGATTGCGAAGAAAGAGGCACAGGTAAACAGGTCAAGTAGTCAACTTAAATCTGCTGCTAAGAATTTTGATGCAGCATTTGCGGATGCTAGAAAGAAAGGTAAAGCAGAATTTTCTTGGCGTGGAAAGCAATACAACACTAAATATAAAGGAGAATAACTTTTCTATATTACAATGGAAGCAAAAGACGTAAAGACTCTTATGGAGGCATATGCTTCCGTTTATGAGGGATATGGCAAGAAGAAAAAGGGCGATTGTGTAAGTAAGTCTGAAAAGGGCGATCACAATTGTGCCAAGAAAGTCTGCTCTGAGCAGTGGGGTGAAGGTGAAACCATCTTTGGACAACACGCTGTTCCCGATGAAAATGGTTTCGTTTCACACTACGATGTTCAGTTTGAGCATGGTATTGTAGAGAACGTATCTGTAGAAGATATGGACATTCTTACTATGGAATCACATAATGAGCACGTTGAGCACGAAGGTGAAACCATCAGTGAAATGGGTGGTATGCTGGGTGCTGTTAAAAAAGTTGTTAAAGCAGTTGTTGGACCTGCTGACCAATCCCCTGAAGCAGAAGCAGCAAGAATGGGTAAGCGTAGGGGACCGGCACCCAAGGCTGGATCTAAACCTGCAATGAGAAGCGAAGATGCAGATCTCTTTGATATTATCAAGGGTCATTTAATTGATGAAGGTTTTGCTGACACTGAGGAAGCAGCACACTCTATTATGGTAAGTATGAGTGAAGGATGGAAGCAGAGTATTGTTGAAGGATATGGTAGTATGATAGGTTCTGCTGTATCCAAAGCTGCTGGCGCACTTAAAAATCGTATGCAATCTGACACTAAGAGAACTGGGAACATTAACCTCCCTAATAGTGCCCCTGTTCCTAATAGTGCTGCAATCGCTGCTAGTAATGCTAGTAAGAGAACTACGAACATTAACCTCCCTTAAAGGTGGACCTACTAAATCTAAATCAAGAGGAGAGGATATCTTTACCTCTACACCACCAGGTGGAAAACCTTATGGTAATAAGAAACGATTACCAAAACCAGGAACACCTGCTGCTAGAAATGCACCTATGAGAGACGAACCTCTATTCTAAACCAATTTTATAAGTGTCTACTGGGAGGTCTTCGGACCTCCTTTTTTTGTATAATAGATCCATACGCAACTAAGCAATGGCAGTCTCACACGAAATCAAATCTCAACTTGCCAAACTTCTAGCGACTGAAGACCTCGTGGTTGAGCACAAGAAAGTAGAGACTGCTTGTTTCAATGTTCATACTCGTGTGCTGACTCTGCCAATGTGGGAGCGTGCAAGTAGTGGTGTTTATGATATGCTTGTTGGTCATGAAGTTGGGCACGCTCTCTACACTCCCGATCGTAATTGGTTACTTGAATTCAAAATTCCACCACAGTTTGTGAATGTGGTAGAAGATGTTCGTATTGAAAAACTGATGAAGCGTCGGTACGCTGGTATTTCAAAAACGTTCTATCGTGGATATGCAGAACTTGCTGATGAAGATTTCTTTCAGATTGCTGGTGAAGATATTAATGCAATGAATCTTGCAGACAAAGCAAATCTTTACTTTAAGATTGGTAATTTTGTTGATATTACTTTTGAAGATGATGAAAAGGTAATTTGTGAAAAAATTTCTAATGCTGAGACTTTTGATGATGTTTTAGTAGTATCCAAAGAACTTTATGAGTTCTGTAAGAGGCAAGAAGAACTAAAAATTAAAATGGACGATCTGCAAATGCAAGGTGGTCGAGAGGGTGGTAGTGACATTTCGGAACTTTCTCAGCAAGAAAGTGATGGGCAGGAAGATGATAATTATCAAACTGTAGGAGAAAAATCTGATTCTTGGGAGTCTGAGTATCCTGAAGAAAGTGACTCTCATGGCGACACGGATAATTCAAATGAGTTAGAAGTTTCTACTATGAATAATCTTGATGAAGCAATTAAGGAACTTGCTCAGAATGATGGTTTAGAGAATGTTTATGTCGAACTTCCCAAACTTGATATGAATAAGTTTGTTGTTGATAATTTAGAAATTCATGAACGATTTGGTGAATGGACTGAGTGGATGGAAAATAATAGTCTGAATGAGGAAGAATTCTTTTTATCTATTGATACTCAGTTTGTAAAATTCAAGCGTTCTGCACAGAAAGAAGTGAATTATTTGGTGAAAGAGTTTGAGTGTAAGAAGGCAGCAGATTCTTATGCTCGTGCAACTACTGCTCGTACTGGAGTTCTTGATTGTTCTAAACTTCATACCTACAAATATAATGAAGATCTATTCCGAAAAGTGACCACTCTTGCAGATGGTAAGAATCATGGTTTGATTTTTGTTCTTGATTGGTCTGGATCAATGAATAGCGTGCTTCAAGATACTTTGAAGCAACTGTTTAATCTAATGTGGTTCTGTAAGAAATTGAATATTCCTTTTGAAGTGTATGCTTTCACTAATGAATATCCTAAAATCGTTACTGATGAGAACGGTAACCCAGAGATGAAGGGTTATGCTTATAAGAAACGTCACGGTCTTATTACTGTGAATGAGTGGTTTTCTATGATGAATATTTTCACCAGCAAAACCAAGTTGAAAGATCTTGAGCAGCAGATGAAGAATTTCTTTCGCCTTGCTTGGACTTTCAATCGCTCGGCATATATTCCTATTCCAACTGGTTTGAGTCTTTCTGGAACTCCTTTAAATGAAGCATTTATTTCTCTGCATCAATTGATTCCACACTTTAAAAGGGAAAACAAAATTCAAAAAGTACAATGTGTCATTCTAAGTGATGGTGAAGCGGGTGGAATGAAGTATCACCGAGAGATTCATCGTCGTTGGGAAATTGAACCGTTTCTTGGTATCGGTAATATTGGTAATAATGCTTTTTTGAGAAATCGTCAGAATGGAAAAACTTACTCTATGAATTGTGAGTGGTGGGAAATGACTGATATTTTTATCAGGTATCTTCGTGATTCTTTTCCAGAATCTAATTTTATTGGTATTCGTATTCTTGAATCTCGTGATGCTAATAGTTTTATTCGACGTTATTGTGGTTGGGTTGCAGAAAAGGCAGAAAAAGTGATCAAGACCTGGAAAAGAGAACGTGCATTCGCACTCTATGATTCTGGTTATCACACTTACTTTGCTATCTCTGCAAATTCACTTGCCAATGAAACTGAATTTGATGTTGATGAAGGAGCAACAAAAGCAAAAATCAAGTCTGCTTTTGTTAAAAGTCTGAAGAATAAAAAAATGAATAAGAAAGTTCTTGGAGAATTTGTAGAACTAATTGCTTGATAAATAGATTTATAGAAAAAGTGTCTAGAGATGAAACCTTCCCCCAAGAAATTAAAAGAGACTAAAGAGATCTACGAAAAGGTTGTAGCACACCTCATTGAGGAAGGTTACGCTTCTGATGTAGAATCTGCAGATTCCATTATCGGTGGAATGAGTGATCAGTGGTTTGCACAAATTCAAGAAGGTTGATTAATGGAGAGACTAACTGGTAAAGGAGTGAAGTCTCTCAAAGAGTCTTACGCTAAAGTTTATATTGAAGAACAAATACAAGTTCCTGATTACACATCAATGAGTGATGAGGAATTTAATAAACTTGTACAAAAGTCTGGAAATCCAGAAGGTGTCATTGCAAAAAGACTGCAACAGAGAAAAGTTGCTGCTAACGAAAAAGCTAGAGCAAATTACACTGCTGCTGATGCCAAAGCAGATAGGGAAAGAGCAAAAACAGAAGCAGAAAATAAAAGAAGAAAATCTAGAGGAGAAAGTCCTCTTCCTGTTCCTCAAGGATCTAAAACTAGAGAAACTACAAATACTACAAATACCCGTTCTACTGACCAAAATAAAGTTAGAGCAGAGTATGACCGTCTGAGATATTCTAAAGATCCTAAAGAACGTGCTCAGTCTGTTACATATGGCAAGCAAATGGCAGCAGCAGGTGCTGCTAAAAAAAACTTTTCTGGATATCAGTCTGCTGCTGATGCTAAGAAGAATCTTCCTGCACCAGCACAGAAAACTTCTATTGCTGATCAATTGAAGCAACTTCGTTCTATGAGAGCAAATCCAGAAGCACGTCAACCACCATTAAATCCTAAAATAAATCAACCTGTAAATCAAGCACAAAAGGATGCTGCTGCCAAGTTAGATCCTGCGACATTGAAACGATATAATATGGATCCAAATGAGGTAAAACCAGCAATAACACCAAATCAACAGTCTTCTCTAAACAGTACAGTTCAATCTGCTGCAGTTCCAATAGGTAACACTATAAAAACGACAGTTAATCCAGACTCTAGTATGAGGGTAACTCAAAAGAGAACTCCTGAAGCAACTAAAAAAATTACGCAAGCCCTCACTCTCTCCCAAAGTGTAGACCTCTTTGATATTGTCAAAGGTGAATTTATTGAAGAAGGATATAGTGAAGAGGATACAATGTATATGATGGCAAACTTGAATGAGGAGCAACTTCAAGAATTTTTAAAACAACTTGCTGGTTTTGCTATTAGAAATGCAAACAAAATTCCTGCTGTTAAAGGTTTAGTTACTAAAGCTGGTAGAATGTTTGGTAGATCACCCAAACCAACCGCTGTAAAATCTGCTATTTCTCAAAGAGCATCTAATGTTGTTAAAGACCAGAGAGCGGGTGTTTCTGGAACTATGGATGATTTGAATCAACTTCAACAATCGGCTCAGTCTACCTTGGATAGAGTCAATAGGAGCACTTCTGCATCTGCTGCTCGCACTGCTGCCAGAGAAAAAACTAGATTGAATAATCTCAATCCTCGTGCTGTTAGTGATCGTAATGCTCGCGAAGCAGCTGCTCAAGTTAGGCAGAGAAATGTTGAAAAAGGTAGACCGTCTTTTGCAGGACCACAACCAGTTGATAGATTAAACTACAAACCGGGTGATCCACAGTTTACGGATCATCTAAAGAGATATTATGCTAGTAGTAGAGCAGGAGATAAAGGACTTCCAAAATAATTATCTGGAGGTTTTAGGACCTCCTTTTTTAATAAATAATTCAAAATTACTGTTAGACTAATGAGCAAGTTCGGAGATTTACTTAAAGGCGGACCACCCGCACCTAAGGTTGAGGCAGCACCTGCTCCTGAACCTGCCAAGAAGGAAGAACCAGTTCTTGAAAAAATGGACAAGAAAGAACTTGAAAAGTATGGTAGAACTAAGGGTATCGAACTCGATAGACGCCATAGCAAGGATTCTTTAATTAAAGAACTTAAAGATGTGGAAGGTGAGTGAACCAGTTTATAAACTGGCACACGGGGGTCTTTGGACCCCCTTTTTTATTGTATAATTACTTCAGTTAAAACAAACAACCCAATGGGACTGTCTAAAAGCAGCATCATCGAATCACTTCAAGAAACTTACGGCGAATCTGTGACTACAGCAGATGTCCGTGCTTGGTGTGCGATGAATGACTGCAATTATCAGACCGTTACTAACAAACTCTCTGATTGTAAAGTTGGGCGTGGTAAATGGAATCTAACTGTACAAGAGAAACTCGAACAAACTTATCAAGCACCTCCTGCGTTGCCTGCAACTGAACAAAACCTTATCCCCGCGAAAGATGATTCCTTCGTCAAGTTTGGCAACTTTGGTGATATTAAAAAAATTATTGAATCCCGTGTATTTTATCCTACGTTTATCACGGGTCTCTCTGGAAATGGTAAAACCTTTTCTGTTGAGCAAGCGTGCTCCCAACTTGGGAGAGAATTGATCCGTGTAAACATTACAATCGAAACTGATGAAGATGATCTTATTGGCGGTTTCCGCCTTGTTAATGGTGCAACCGTCTGGCACAATGGCCCAGTCATTGAAGCACTCCAGCGAGGAGCTGTCTTGCTCCTTGACGAGATCGACCTTGCCTCTAATAAAATTCTCTGTCTCCAGTCTATCCTTGAAGGAAATGGAGTCTTTCTCAAGAAAATTGGACAGTTTGTCCGCCCCAGTGCAGGTTTCAACGTCATCGCAACCGCAAACACTAAAGGTAAAGGTTCAGAGGATGGGCGATTCATTGGAACTAACGTGCTCAATGAAGCATTCCTTGAGCGATTCCCAGTAACTTTTGAGCAGGAATATCCCTCTGCTGTCACTGAAACTAAGATCCTGAACAAACTTTGTGCTGACGAAAACTTCTGTAAGCGTCTCTCTGATTGGGCAGATATTATTCGTAAGACTTTCTACGATGGTGGTATTGAAGAAATTATCAGTACCCGTCGCTTGGTTCATATTGTTCGTGCTTACAAAATCTTTGGGGACAAGGCAAAGGCAATTCAAGTTTGCGTAAATCGTTTTGATGATGAAACAAAGCAGGCATTTCTTGAACTCTATGACAAGGTTGATGCTGATTTTGAGATGCCTGTAGAAAATGATCGCATCTATGTGATTGACGGGGGATCAAATCTTTGATATAATGACTAATGCTTGGTCCTTTCTTTATGATGAACTAAAAATGGATGAGTACCCCTACCCCGATAATTTCGGTGCAGCACAACCTGTTCCAATATCTTCCCACAGTGAAGACATAATCACTTTTAACCTTGATATGAGTAGTAACAATCCAAATCGTTTTAAGTATAGTGAGGAAGATCTCCTTAAAGAACTTAAAGACTATATT